GGTGCCAATACCAACTGCATTATCTTCTATTCTCAAGCGTTCTGCACTACCAGTTGCAAATCTTAGAGTTGATGCTCTCATACCCATACTACGCAATCCACTACTAGCATCATTGGTAGCTTGGAAACCTGGTACGCTACCTATTTCACCTATACCACCAGAGAATTGTATATTTTTATCTGTATCCATGTTAATGTGCAATGGAGATGCTGGAGAAATACCTATACCTACTCCAGTTGATGTTACGTTGATGGCTGAAGTTGTTAAAAGAGTATTTGCCGAATTTGAATTGTTCAATCCTATTTTTAACGCATTGGTATCATACTGTATCAAACTTGAATTAAAATCACCAGCATTATTGTAAAGTAATATTGAAGTAGGATTAGAGCCATTGCTAACCATTAAATTGCCATGTGTACTGTTATAGCTTCCAAAATCTGTATTACCCGCTATTACTGTACCATTTACTTGTAATGGAGAACTAGGACCTGTTGTTCCAATACCAACATTACCATTGGTATCAATACTTAGATCTTCACCACTTCTACTTATATTAGTAATATGCTCTATTTTAAGAGTTGACATAGGACTTCCTGTTTGCTAAACATATTTATGTAGAACTTGGCTTGGTAGGCCATACCACTTCTGCTGTAGTTGCCACTTTGGTGATATCTCTTAGTGCAGTTCTATAGGTTGCCCAAGGGTCTTTGATAGTGCTAGGAACATCTGCACCTTGTGTCCAATCACATGCAATAAGCAGTTTGTTTCTGTGTTGTCTAATCTGTTCCCAGGTATCTTTTTCTTTGTGTTCTGCAATCAATTCATTCGTTATTACGTCACTGCCTACAATTTGCTGTACAGTTTTTCCATAGTCCTCATGATCCGGCATCACTGGAATTTCTGCACTTGGATCATAACTATATTCAACACCATCAATAACTATAGGATGATATAACCAGGTTGGACTGTATTCAAATTCTTCGCTCATGTTTTCCTCTTTTAACTGAATAATGCATATGAATTTACCCCAGGCATTGTGGAAGTAGTTGGATAAAATGTACTGTGTGATACTTCGACTTTTACTATATAATGTACATATGCTGGTATACTAATTGATACATCTACAATTTCAGAATCACTGTTTCCAGGAGCACCACCAGGTTGATTGATAGACAATCTGCCACTGCCCGGTCCATTGTAAATATCTCGATACACTAAATTATAATTAGGAGTGTAGCTACCATCACTTCTACCATGTCCTGCTAACCAATATTCCCCTTGTGATGTTGTACTATAGTATGTTTGAAACAAAGTAATATGCACACTACCAGCACCCCAATAGTGTCTTCTGTATCTTAACAAGTTGTAGTTTGTGGTGCTTGAACTAGCACCATATAATCTATAGTGTACACTAGTATTATCACCTTGTACAAACCTTGACCAGTTGTTTTTACTGGCGTGTACAAATGCGGCACCTTGCTCATCAATCCTAAAACGTCTTGTTGGAGCACTGCCTGGTCCTATACTGCTATCTTTTGTATAAAAATCCAATCTCGCTGGAGCACTTGTACCAGAGTGATTACCATCAGCCGCTCCAACGATTTTAGCATCTGCACCAGCAGTTGTATTACCATCTGCATAGCCTTTGAATCCTAATTCACCTAATGACATTCCTGAAGTAACTGTACCGCTAAAATAGGTTGACATCAAAAGTCCACCGCCATTGCCTGCAATAATATTTAAATTGGTTGTAGGTTTGTATGTGCCAATACCTACTCTGCCATTGTTTGTTACAGTAAATGCATCTATTGCTCCATGTGTTGTGTTTAGTCCTTCAACTCTCAATAAGGTACTTTGACCCGTTGCCGCGTTGGTTCCGTGTCCTTTTATTACAAGTCCGCTATCCGCATTGTTGTTTCCGCCACCGGTTGTTTGATTAATGTAAAGCACAGCTTCGTTTGTGGCTTGATTCATAGTAATCCAAGTCTGCCCTGTGCCTCTGTGTTCAAAACCTGTTAACGCACCATTTGAATAAAGTTTATTCAACATAAAAATTCCGTTGTCATCAATCGCAAGTCTAGTAGCATTTGCATCAACATCTTTGATACTAAAACCTGCGTTGGTTTGTCCATCTACGCCCGAACCAATTTCAAAAACATCTGCATTTGCATTTTGATGATCAAATCTTATTCTAGGTACGCCACTGGTCCCTGTATCTAAGTGTAGTGTTGCTTGTGGATTTACTACACCAATGCCAACTTTACCTTCAGAATTAATTGTCATTCTAGTAGTGCTACTACCAACATAACCGTCTGTCGCAAATTGTAGTGTACCGCCCGATCCTGGCTGGTTGAAACCATTTGGTTGTTCAAAAACTCCTGCAATATGTCCATATATAGATGTGCCGCCGCCAGGATTTTTTCCTCTAAATTCTATTTGTGAACCAGATCCTTCTGCTGGTGTACCAGATGATGGAGAGTTGTCTAAAGTAAGTAATGTCTTGGGTGAAGTAGTACTAGAAGTACCTGTGTTTTTGACATATAATTTCACTCCACTTGTAGATGATGTACCAACTCCTACACCGCCAGTGAATACAAAAAGGTTACCAGAGCTATCTATTCTCATTTGTTCTGTTAAATTTCCACCATCTTGTCTAGTAGTAAATCTTAATGCGGTGTTGTAATTTCCATCTGTAGTATTTTCTTTTATACCTTGTATAGTTGCAAAGTTAGTCAAATCTCCTGCATTATTATACTTTCCTCTAAAGGTTATTCCACCACCGGGATTTGTACCATCATAAGCAGTTCCCGTATCATATATCCCTAGAGTAGCTAATCCACCACCAGATGATACATTAGATCCTGACACTTGTAAAGGATACTCAGGAGTTTGTGTACCAATACCAACATTATTAGATGTATCAACAGTCAATACTTGTGATGTACCAGTAGAATTATACAAGAAAAACTTATCATCATTTTGTACGCCCATTGCAAATTTTTGTGCATCATTTTCAAATTGTAGTTCTGCATATTTGTCAGTGCCACCAGTAATTAATACTCTTGTATGGTCCGTACTTGATACGTGTAAATTTTGACTTGGGTTATCAGTACCGATACCAGTATTTCCATTGGTGGCTGTTTGTGGCACTTTATCCAAGTTTAGTGTGCGTGTACCTGCCACAGCAGGAACAGCTATGTCCACATATCCGCTTGTATCTCCGTATATTCTAACCTTGCTCATTTTATAGTATTACCCATCTTTGTCCGCTAGGCACTGTTACTGTAGCGCCACTGTTGATTGTTACTGGTCCTGTTGTCATTGCATTTCTATTTGTACTTAGTGTGTAATTACTGTTGACGCTATTGTCAGTTTCTAAAAATGTTTTATCTGTTCCGCCACCTACTGCTCCTTCTGATTGATCTACAAAACTTAATGCACCAGAACCGTTTGTTTGTAATACCTGACCAGCTGTTCCATCTGTGATTGCACTGGTTGGTGCAGTTGCGAATACTGGCACTGTACCAGTTGCATCAGGTAATGTTATAGTTCTATCAGCAGTTGGATCAGTAACAGTTAATGTTGTTTCATAAGTATTTGCAGTCGCACCTTCAAAGATTAAATCAACACCTGTATCTGCTTTGATATCTTTGTATAAAATATTTTGCATGAGATTAGCATCTGCTTTGAAAAAATCTTGATAGGTACTACCTACTACATTTCTAAGCACTATTGCGCCACGTTCAGCACCAGCAGTTACTATTTCTGAATTCAAATCTATTCTTGCAAACGACTGTAATTGATTACCACTATCACGACCTTTAGCAAATATATAAGCAAGGACGTCACCATTGGCTGGTGTCGATTTATCTCTTATAAATGATAATCCTGCAGAATAATTGTTATCAGCATCTATTTTAATATAGCTATCGCCAATAAAAAAAGATTTATGATTATTAATTTCAAAATCTATAGTACCAGAACTTGCCGTAATACTTTTTCCATTTACATCTAGGTTACCACCTAGTTGTGGTGTAGTGTCATTTACAATGTCACTTGTGCCTAAGTCATTGTATGTTGTTCCATCATTGGTAAACTGCCATTTGTCTGTAGTTTCATTCCAACGCAAACTAACATTTGTACTAGTGCCACGCTCGATTTCAATGCCTGCGTCTTGACTGGGCGTTCCTGTTTCGTCACTGTTTAACACAAGAATATTATCTCCAATATTCACAGTGTTTGAGTTTACAGTAGTTGTTGTGCCGTTTACAGTTAAGTTACCCGCAATAACTACTGTGCCTGTATTGTCGCCTACTGCGGCTGGATCAATAGTAAAACTTGCAGGACCTGCAAGATATCCTGTAGATGTTATATTGTTAAATGTTACATTATCTGTTGTTTGAACTGTTTGATCTGCATCACTTAAAGCAGTAATACTAGCCGCTGATATTCTAGCATCAAATCTAGTGTTTGTAAAATATAAATTAGTTGTACCTTGTGTAATATCATCAGTGGTATTGGTAGATATATTAAATATATTTCCACCACCAGAAAAATGACTGTTAGTAGGAAGCACAATACTGGTACCGCTATTTGTAATTGTAGCTTCGTTGACTACTATGTTTCCATCTACTAAAAAAGGTTTAATTGTCATGTGTTATACCAATGTGTTTACTCTTGTAACTTTATATTGTATGCTGTTTGCAGTAGCACCGGTTGCTTGTAATTCAAATATTGATGTTGCAGAATTGTAATTAGCACTGTAGGTTGTAATCTCTGCAGATCCTGTGTAAATGATACCGTAAATACTAATATATGCTGTAGCACCATCGTGTATACAAACTGCTTCTGCAATTTGATATTCTTCAGTAACAGTGTTAGTAGCTTGGATAATATATTTCGCACTTCTATCAACCGTCGCATCAAACGTGTCTATATTAGTAGCACTAGTTGAAGCTACTGTAGCAGTACTAGTTTTAAGTGTGCTTACTCCATCAACTCTTATTGCACCATCAACGTGTAATTTCTCTAGTGGACTAGCTACTCCAATACCAACTCTATTATTTGCTTTGTCAACTACTAAAGTGTTTGTGTCTACAGTCAATGCTCCTGTGATAGTTACATCATTGGGCAATCCAACTGTGATTGTTTGACCACTTGCACTAGTTTCTATTTCATTTGTTGTACCTGCCACACTTAAAGTTTGTGTAGAGAGATTTACAGTACCTGTTCCACTATCTCCAGCAGTATTAACTGAAACACTTGTTAAATAATCTGTTCCTGCAACTGCCGCTGATATATTACCTGCACCATCTGCTTTAACTATTCCTGTGATTGCACCTACTACAGGATCTGTTTCTGTATAACTAGTTAGGTATGAACTTAGATCGGGTGGAGTATATGTAAACACACCTGTTGTATTGTCGTATGATAAAGCCGCTGTACCAGCACTTGCTGTGGTTATACTTAGGTCCGTGAGTGCAATGCCACCACCACCAGCAATAGCTCCCCAAGCACCACTTGCATAACCTTCAAATGCATTATCAGTAGTATTGTAACGAAACATACCATTTACTGCACTGCCTGGACGTTGTGCAGTTGTACCTGCTGGCAATTGAACTGCTCCAGTTGTTGAAACAACTAGATTAGTTCCGTCAAAAGTAAAGTTAGCATCATCTTCTATTTGACCACTAGTGCCTGCAATTACCACTCTATTATCAGTTAGATCACTTACTACTAAACTGTTTACAGTCAATTCACCACTAGAGTCTACAGTAATCAAGTTATGATTATTAAGTCCTAGAGGATTAAGTGCTAGTGTTACAAGACTTCCTGTTATCATAACATCAATTTGATCGCCATTCAACGGAGCATTTACGAATGTTATAATACCGCCTGTTTCTGTGTAGTCATTGGTTGGCTGAACCAACACACCGTTTACAAATACCATACTTACTGTACCACCGGTGGCACCTGTACCAGTGTTGTATGCTGTGGTGTTTCCGTTACCTGTATAGTTTTGTTTAATAAATCCTGTGTCAGCACCTGGTGTTGTACTGATCCATTCAGTGCCTGTGTATACATATAGTTCACCAGTAGTACCTGTATCAAACCATAGTTGACCTGTACTGAGACCTGTTGTTGGTGCATTGTTTTGATAGTAAAATCCAGCTGAGGTAGGAGGATCAATAAAAGATAAAACACCGTTGGCATCAATACTCAGTAACTGATTATTTGTACCTCTTGCTGTAGGAAAACTATAAAATGTTGTGCCAGCACTATCGCCAATTGTTAAAACACCGGTAGCATTTATATTTGCTCGTTCTGTTCCAGCAGTTGTAAATCTTATAATATCTTCATCAGCATTAGTTTCAACTTTAATATGTGTATCAGAATCAGCATCTATTACACTATCAGAACTTCCACTACCACTACCAGAGCCTACTTCTACCCAAGCACTGCCGTCATATATTTCTGCTTTATTACTGGTTGTGCTAAAACGTAACATACCAGTTTGTGGAGTTCCAGGTCTTTGAGCATCAGTTCCTTGTGCTAAAATCATAGCACCAGTATTACTACTATTATCAAATGTTCCTGTTAAATCGAAATCAAAAAGTGCAGTTAATTTTCCGTTATTATCAATGGTTACACGTTCAGTGCCTGCGGTATAAAAACGCAAGAAATCATCATCAGCAGTTTTATCTGTTTCTATATAAGTATCTTGATCCGCATCAGCAACGGCTCCAAGTCCGGTCCAAGCAGATCCGTTATATCCTTCATATCTACTGAGTTGTGTGTTAAATCGAATTTGTCCTGTTGCCACAACACCAACTTGTGGACGTTGAGAAGTATTGCCAACAGGAACTCGCAGAGCCCCACTGGTGCTAATAGTAATATTACCGCTAGCTGTGGTTATCCTATCACGTTGATGATCTAAATTTAAAGCCATTAATATCTCTCACAACTGTTTTATGTATTTAGTTGTTTTAGACAACGTAACTAGTTGCTTAAATTTCAACATATTTTTGCATTACCGCAACTACTAAGCAAATATTCACCTACTACATATATACGCAAGTGTCTAAAAGAAGCACTTAAATACACTACAGCTAGTCCTCGTTTCAGCTATACAATGCACTATGCAAAATCTTTTTTAATTTACTATTCTAAATTTGTACTGACTGTTAAAAGGATTAAACAAAAATCTATTATTACTACCTTTAAGGCTTCTATCCACAGCATAATCAGTATCTGATCCAGTTGAGTACAGCATGTTTGAAACTGAATTAGTTATTATGAAGTTTCTAAGTTCGTCTGGTGTCATGTGAGGATTTGCTTGTAAAATCAATGCTCCTAAACCACATACCTGTGGACTTGCCATACTAGTTCCAGTAATATTTGTTGTTAGAAATGAACTATTGCCTGGATAAGTTCCAGTACCAGGCATTTCATTTGTAGTGCTACACGCACTCATTATATTAGTACCTGGTGCGTAAATATTTACTGCTGGACCGGTTTCACTGCTACTATTCTTTTGCTCTAATCCGGCGTTGTGCGTATATCTATCTATATTACCAACACTCATTGCTTGATCATCATAGGGTGAACCTCCTCTGTGGTAATATACATCACCTCCAGGACTTTTTGTATAATAATTATTGTAGTCTGCTCCACTAGGTATATCACATTTTTGACGACTGTTTCCAGCGGCTATACAAACATGTATTCCTGCATCTATCATTTCTTGTACATCTGTATCAACGCTTGTAACTCTTCTCACATGCCTATATCCTAAAAATGTGCTACCACTATATCTAGGACTACCTACTATACCATAAGTGGTGCTTCTACCTGTACCATTCCAGCCACTGGATACACTACTGCCTCTGTAAACAACATTAGTAACACTATTAGGATATGTTCCATATCCCCAACTCATATTAACTATTGTTGGTCTTTTATATCCTGTTGCAGGGTCAACAGGTTTATTATTATGCCATCCTTTGATAACATCAAAACAATTAGTTATACTAATTCCTGTAAAAATATCACCCGAACCTTCTAAACCATTTACTTTTACTGAATATACTCTTGCATTTTTTGCCCAGCCATACAGTAAGCCAGCGACTGTGCCTGCACAATGCGTTCCGTGCCCATTGTAATCTCTGTAATGATTAACACTTTGAGTACCACTCACTCCGCTTTCGTTATACCAGTCGATTTGTTGTACTCTACTAGTACCGCTAGCATCGTTGAATTCAGGATGGTCTACTTGTAAACCGCTGTCTTGTATCACAACATCAACACCTGTTCCATCTAAATTATATGTATAATCGCCTGATGGGTTATTACTACTTGTACCGTAGACATTTGTGCTTTCAATACATCTACGCATGCCCCAATTTAAATGATTGCCACTATAAGCTGTGGTTTTTTTAAAATCTCCGGATTGTGTTGCACAGAAGCCAATGTCTAAACTGTCATCTTGGTCAGGTGGAATTGCAACATCTGCAACTCTACTATCATTTTTCAGTTGTTTAGCTTCTTCATCTGTCAAACTATAATGAGTATTTCTTGTGCTTAGTAACCTTTCATTTGCAACATCTACACTCCTAGCTGGAATATTTGCATCACCCGAGCTTTGTGTCATTTCTGCTTTGAAATTACTAGCATCGACTCCTCTTTTTAAACTTACAATATATTCTTTTTCACTCATCACTATACCTTAATGTAAATCTACCCAAGCACTACCAGTGTAGCCTTGAAATTTTGTTGTAGTTGTATTGAAAATCATATCTCCAGCGGCTGGACTTGCAATAGCATCTCTTGTAGTGGTTGTCATTTGTGCTAATCTGAAAGGTGTGTCAGTAACTAACACTCTATTAGTGGCATCTAATTCAATGTTAGCACCTGCTGAAATATTTGTTGAACCACTGCCTGTGGTTTCTAAATTTGTTACTGATAATGTACCAACATTGGATATATTTTTGTTTAATGCATCTAAGTTGCCACCAAGTTCTGGTGTTGTGTCTTCAACTATATTATTAAGTGAACCTCCACCTCCTCCACCACCAGACTGTGCTACCCAAGCGTAATCACTTCCATTCCAACTTAATACATATCCGCTAGTTGGATTGCTTTGGTTTAGATGTGTGTCTATAGCACTATTTAAACCTGCTGTTGTTTGATAACTTGACAGTTGACTATCATTAGCTAGTTTAATCCATACACCACCATGAGCAAAATAACCAGCGCCAGTAGCATGTACATGTGCAAACATACCATGATAAGTTGTAGCACTGGGCAAATCACCTTCTGTAGCATACACGTTTGAGTATAAAATTTTTCCTGTAGTGGTTATATCAAATGCTTGTCCATCTAAATTACCTCCAAGTTGTGGAGTAGTGTCTTCAATAATATGTGTAATACCTCCACCACCTAAGTTTGATACCCAGGCATAATCACTGCCGTTCCAACTAAGCACAAAATCTTGGGTTGGATTATTTTGGTTTAAATGTGTATCTACATCTGAATTTGTATAACCTGCTGGTATACCAGTTAAACTAGAACCATCACCAACTAGTGTTGTTGCACTTAGTTGTCCATCTATTTGTACATTTTGTTTAAGTTTTGTCGTCATTTTCTTTCCTTTAGAATGATATATTACCAGAAACTTTAGTAGTCAGAGGCTTGTGTGCTGAAAATGGCCAATAAGCAATTCTATTTGTTCCATTCATTAATCCATAGTTAGCATTAGTTCCACCAAAAAAAGTAGCAGGATCATTTTCATTGGTACTTCCTTGATTCATAAGTCCTGTTATTGCATTGTTTTGGAACCATGCTCTAACCTGTGCAGGTGTCATGCCAGGATTCATTTGTAACAGCAAACAAGCCATGCCTGCAACCTGGGGTGTTGACATACTTGTACCGTTGTTGTTGTAATAATTAGTGCTTGATGAATTACCTGAACTAACAATGTTGGATCCAGCGGCCCATAAATCAACACGTGGACCTTTATCACTTGATCCAGCTGTATATTCACCGTTCTGATTACCAATTCCTGTAAATGCAGAAGCATAGTCATCATCTAAATTACCTACAACAATAGTATCAGGACCTATATTGCCTGCACCTCTGTTATAGTAATTAGGTTGTCCTGCTGAAATTGCACCTGCTGTTACACTCCGGGTTATGTAATTATTGTAGTCTATATCACCTGAATAGCAGAGTTTTTGATATTGATTGCCTGCACTTTTACAGTATATAACACCTTCATCTTGCATTTCTTCTACTTCTGCTTGGAGGCTATATATAGCACAATTAAATCTGTCGCTACTATCTCCTATTATACCATAGTCTGTGTTTTTGACTGTTGTGCCTGTGCTACTACCTCTAAACACAATGTCTGTCATACTGGTAAAGTACGATTTATATCCCCAACTTGCACTTACCACTGTGGGTCTTTTTACGCCAGTTACTGGATCAGGTGTCTTAGCTTTGTGGAATTCTTTGATGGTATCAAACCAATATGCTCGACTTATTCTACTGGTGTCTTGAAAATATATAGTTGCATTTGTTGCCCAACCTATATCTCTACCAACGGCAGTACCACAACAATGTGAGGCATGACTACCATCGTATGCAATTGTATAATACATAGTGCCTGCACTACTACAGTTAGGAAGAGTATTCCATTGAAATTGTTGCAGTCTGCTAGAGCCGTTAGCATCATCTAGCATTTCATGGTCAGGTCTTGGTATATTGCCTTCTTGATGAACGTAATCTACACCTGTGCCATCTAAATGTCCTGTAAAATTTGTAGTGCTTCTTGTATTTGCATGATTAGTACCCCAGCCATTAGTTGACTCAATATGTCTTAGTAAACCCCAATTGTTTCTACTAGTTGATGTACTATCTCTAGCCCAGCTAGAACGTGGATTACGTTCATAATCTAAAAAATCATCTGACCATTCAAAAGGATGTTCGATATCGCCTATTCTATGGTCTGCTCTAAGTTTTGAAACTTCTTCTGGTGTGAGTGCCATTTCAACAATACGTTTACTGCTTTTTCTTTCTTCTACAAATTGCACTTGTCTGTCAGGTATAACATTAGAGTCTACGCTAGAATCTGATGTAGTATCGCGAGTAAGCTCGTCTACTATCTGTTCTTTGTCAACACCTTTTTTTAATGCTATTACATAATGTGCTTCACTCATTTTGTTTCCTATACTATGTTTATTGTATTGCCCATAGAACTATGTATTGAACATACATAATACAATGTTGATGGTGCTGACATTGGAACTTTAAATACAATTGTTCCAACTTGTGCTCCGTTGTTTGTTACACCATTGTTGTATGTACTGCCGCCTTGACTTGATCTTATTTCAAACGGATGTCCAGATGCATTGACTACAAAATAATATGTTTCACCTCTACGCAAATAAATTACTGGATCATTTTCAGGTGAAGTAAACCAATGTGAATCTGGATCACTATATTGATAATGATTTGCGCCTGAGTTAACTATGTTAAACACATTCCTAGCACCTGATTTAGCACTTGCAGAATTTGATCCATCTGGTCTAAAGAGTATATTACCTGCTACGTTAATAGAAGTAGTTGTAGATCCTAAGTCAGCATAGAAACTTGTGTTGTTTCTATCTTCGAAGTACGAAGCTCTAACATATCCATTGAACTCTACATTACCTTGATTGTTGAGATACATTAAATTTGTAGTTGAATTTCCACTTCTCACTCTTAAAACTTCTGAACTACCACTAGCATGAATTTGAATACCTGTATCACCAGAAGTTTGTGTGGAATAGATAAATGCTTCTCCACTGCTAGGATCTGCTGGTGCACTTGCGGCAGTTATTGTAAGTTTATCACCAGACATTCCTCCACCAATACCCAAATTTGTAGGTGTAATCTTTTTCATTGTACCACCATCATCAATGAGAACAAAGTCTGCATCTGAAGAGGAAGTAGTGGTAGTTGGAGTATCAGAGTTTCCTGTTGTCAGAACGGTACCAGTTGCATCTGGTAAAGTAATTGTTTGATCCTGTGATGCTGGGCTTGTATGCGAGATAGTGGTTTTATAATCTCCTGCTTCTTGGAAAATTAATTCAACACTTCCATAACCTACTGGTTTTATCAAGGAAACATCTCTATAAAATGCAATTGAAGTATCAGTCATCTGGGCCGCCATAGCACCAGGAGCTAGTTGAAATTGTACTTTATCAGTTTCAAATTTAGCAGTATCAGTACTTCCAATAAAAGTTAAGAAAGTTACATCTGTACCACCATCAGTTCCTTTAAAAATAATATCTGTATCATTACCTTGGGCATCAATTGTAATATTACCAGTAGTAGTTGCAATATTAACAGCCGCATCACCAACAGTAATATCATCTGCGGCAGTACTACCGCCGCCTCCAGAGTTAACAAACTCCAATACTGATCCTGAACTAGGAACTGCTAATACTTGACCAGATGTACCTACTGCGGTTGGTAGAGAATATGCTCCATTTACATTTATGGTTCCAGTAGTTTTAACACCAGTGGTAGTTGTTTCGAATTTTTTACTACCATTACCATGGTATATAGATAATGCGTTAGAGGGGGTAGCTGTAATATAGTTGCTAGTTCCAACCATAAGTTTAAAAGTATGAGTGTTAGTAGTTTGAATAATACTGTTACTACCGTTATGATATATTTCTAAATCACTACCAGCACCAAATTTTAGTCTATTGACTGTTGTTCCGCTACTATCTCCAAAAACAATATTTTTATTATTAGTATCTAGATTGCCACCAAGTTGAGGTGTAGTATCATCCACTAAATCTACCATTCCGCCGCCACCTGCATTTGTTACCCAAGCATAATCACTGCCGTTCCAACTTAGTACATAACCACTTGTAGGATTGCTTTGATTTAAATGTGCATCAACATTACTATCACTATAAGTACCACTACCGATAAGATTTGTCCAAGAACCGTTTTCATAACCTTGTAGTTTGTTGTCTGTGGTGTTGTATATCATTTCACCATTTGCACTTGTTAGTGCATTTCTTTCTGTAGTAGTTAGATTACCTAATCTAAAACCACCACCACCTGAATTCTTTTGAATTACAACACTACTGCCTACTGAAATGTTAACTGCACTGTTACTGGTGATTGTTGGAGTTCCTGCCGAATTGGTTTCAATTGAACCAACAGTCAACACATTGGTTGTACTGTTATATGTAAAGTCTGAATCGCCATCAAATGAACCTGCATTATTAAATTGAACTTCTGTATTGGATCCACCAGGTGTTCCACTTCCGCCACCTCCACTTACAGTTGCCCATGTTACAACACCACTTCCGTTTGTTTGTAATACTTGATTTGCTGTACCATCTGTGGTAGGAAATGTAAATGCACTGCTAAATCTTACTGCTTTTTTTAGGTCAATTATATCACTATTACCATCTAAACGAACATATTCTACTAAACCACCACTATCTGTTACATCGAATCTAATTGAACCTCTGTAAGATCCAGAAGTAACATTAGGAGTTCCAAATGTAATTTGTCCTATTGTTTGAGATGCACCAGCACTATCTCTGCTAGTAGCCGCCAGCACTGTACTGAAATCAACTGTACTAGGACTAGTGGTTTCATGATCAAATATTATTTGTGGTCCAGTAAGTCCATCATCAACTGCTTTTATATACAGCCTTTTATCATTTAGTTGCATGTAGTTGTGACCATCACTGGTATTATGATAAATTTGTAAATCATTGTCTGCACCAAAACTTAGTGTGTCATCTGTTCCTGGAGTAGCAGTATCTCCAAACGAAATATTTGCTCCATTTGTATCTAAATTTCCACCTAGTTGTGGAGTTAAATCTTGTACTAAATCAAATACAGTACCATTGTTTACAACCCATGCATAATCACTGCCATTCCAACTTAGCACATACCCACTGGTTGGATTTGATTGATTTAAATGTGTGTCTATACTTGCATTCAAAGTACCATCCAGTACCACATTACCACTTGCATCTGGTAGATATATGTTCCTATCTGCTGTTGGGTCAATTACATTAAGTGTTGTTTCATAGGCATCGTTACTACCTTCAAATACCACACCACCATTGCTATAAAAATAGACACTACCTACACTAAGTTGATTAGAATAAGGATTGAATACGAGCCCGTTATCGTCTTGTATTGGAGTCATCTGTACGTTTGCAGTACCGGCTGTATCACTGAATAAAACATTGTACGCCACATTATCGTCACTAGTTTCAGTAACCTGCACACTGCTTGCTTGTACATTGGTTAAATTACTTCCATCGCCATCCGCAAGTAAAACAGTACCAGATGCATCTGGTAAGTTGATTGTTCTGTCTGTTGTTGGTGTTACTACATCTAGTGTTGTTGTGTTAGAATGTACAAATTTTATATTACTTGGATTTATAAATTTTAAGGAAGTTCCATCCAACTGCATAATAGTATTATTGTTGTTTCTAAAGTAAATTTCATTACCAGATTGTGCGTTCAAGAATGTGTTGCCTGCATTATTTTGTAGCAAAGCATAGTTAGTGATTCCAGATCCACTAAGATTAACGTTCCTAATTCCAGTACTAAGAGCAAAACCCATAGTACTAATTTGTAAATCATGAATTTGTCCACCATAACCATTATTGTCAATTGAACCAGTTATAGATATATTGCCTGTACCAGTAATATCATTACTGTTTAAGTCAAGATTACCGCCTAGTTGTGGCGTAATATCGTCTACAACATCACCTAAACCAGCTCCAGTTCCATTCGCTGTCCAAGAGTAATCAACACCGTTCCAAGTTAATACATAACCTGCTGTTGGATTACTTTGATTTAAATGCGTATCAACATCTGAATCTGTATATGCACCAGCAACATTTGTTAAACCACTTCCATCTCCTACAATTTTAGTGGCATTGATTTCCCCAGAAATTTGTACATTTTGTTTAAATTTTGTTGACATAGACGATACTCCTCTTGTACGTATTTATTCACTAGTCATAAAAAAACAGGCTCCGAAGAGCCTGTTTCTAATTTGAATATACCCAAATATTAGGTAAATGCAAGTTGGTTGCTTGTTACAGCAATCTTGGCTAAGTAATCAGCCGCATTACCAAGTGAGCTAGCTTGGTTTGAAAGCTCTACATAACCATATCTGGTCATAAAGCTAACTACTGGCTCAAATGTACTTGGGTCTAGTACTGTACCGCTTGACATCAACGGAATGTATGGGCAATAGAACGCCGCGGCGTCTGTTTCTGTTGCACCTTTGTATCCAACAAGCACTGAATCATCAGCGGCATACTGGTTTACGTAAATTCTCATTGTGCCGTTTAAAGTACCTACAAATTTTGTATTTGTTGGTGCTTCAAATGTGCCTTCTGTGCTTCTTGCGAAAGCTGAAGTTGTTGCACTTTGTAGTACTGTTAGTACTGTTGGGCTAACTACTGCCCAGTTACC